TTGGGGCATTGGTTATCTCGAAATCGAATGTGAATAATGGCGAGATTAAATTGGTGAATGGGATAACGATCTACGTCAGAGGTGCTGACTCGCCGGATTCGCTTCGTGGTATGAAGTTGTACCACTGCACGCTAGACGAGATGCAAATGATGAAGGATAACGTTTGGGAATTGATTATCCGACCGGCGCTTTCAGATATGGAGGGTACCGCGCTATTCATTGGGACGCCAAACCCTGGCATCAGTTTGTTTCGTGATTACTTCGACCTTGGGATGGCTGGCACCGACGAAGAATGGAAATCGTGGCATCTCACAACGTACGACAATCCATTGATATCACGGTCTGAAATTGAAGCTGCAAAGCGTTCAATGAGTACGATGGCTTTCAAGCAGGAATACATGGCTTCGTTTGATACGATGGGGGCCGACATATTCAAGGAGGAATGGTTCAAGTCTGGCCCTGAGCCGAAGAACGGGAGTTACTACATCGCGGTCGATCTGGCTGGATTTGAGGATGTTAGCGACCCAAGCAAAAAGAAACATTTGGACGATACGGCAATTGCTGTGGTGAAGATTACTGACGATGGAACGTGGTGGGTAAAGAAGGTTGATATGTTCCGAAAGGATGTAAGGGAGACTGCCGTAAGAATCCTCATGGCGATCAGGACGTATCGCCCTATCTGTGTCGGGATAGAAAAAGGGAGTTTGATGCGTGCGGTGATGCCGTACCTCTCTGACCTTCAGAGGAAGAACAACGTCTATGCTCACATTGAGCCTATATCGACTTCAGGCTCCAGTAAGAAGGGTGTTGATGCCATTGCTAATCGCGTGATCTTCGCATTGCAGGGGAGATTCGAGCACGGCAGGATAATATTCAGTGATGACGGGAACCATGACAAGTTGAAGGATCAACTGCTAATGTTCCCTTCGCAGAAGGTTCACGATGACGGGGCCGACGCGCTTTCCCTAATCGCGCATCTCCATGACACGATTTATGGCGACCCTAACGACGCGGTTGAGGAATACGAGGTTCTTGACGTAACGTGCGGGTTCTAGTATAAGACGGTTACAACATTAGGGATGTGAGTTAGCCGCTTGCTAAACCTGATGGGCTAGGGCGTAGCTTAACTAAAGCTCCGTGCAAAACGGGAGATGCCAGTGAGAGTCTGGTCGTCCGATTACGAAGTAACCAGTTCAGGGGTAGCGCATGGAAGCCGACAAGATTGACTATCAAAACACCGGGCAAGTCATTGATCCAGAACCGCTGGAGAAAGAGCCGGTATTCCATGACCCCTCCGACAGTGAAAAGGAACTAACCGCTTTCATTGTCGACCACACGGATAAATGGCGGGACTACCGCGACTCCAACTTCTCCGAGGACTGGGAGCGTTACGAGCGCACATTCCGTGGGGTTTGGGACAGCAACGACAAGATGCGCCAGTCCGAGCGTTCCAGAGTCATTTCCCCGGCAACACAACAGGCTGTAGAGACTCGCCACGCCGAGGTGATGGAGGCAATCTTCGGCCAGGGCGAGTTCTTCGACATCAAGGATGATCTGGAGGACAAAACCGGCAGCGTCGACGTCGAGCAGATGAAGGCGAAACTGTACGAGGACTTCGCGCAGGACAAAATACGCAAGAGTATCGACCAGATCGTGCTGCTGGGGCAGATTTACGGTACGGGTATCGGTGAAATCACTGTATCTACCGAAAAGCAGTACAAGCCCATGCAGGTTCCTGTCGACAATCAGCAGATGGCCTACGGGGTGGGGGAAAAAGACAGGGTATGCGTCAAACTCATCCCGGTAAGCCCCAAGAACTTCCTGTTTGACCCGAATGGCACTGAAATCAACGACTGCATGGGTGTTGCCATCGAGCGATACCTGTCAATCCACAAGATTGCGAAAGGGATTGCTGACGGCAAGTACCTAAATGTCGATATTGGGACGCTGTACGAGGATGATTCACTCGAAAGCACCACGGAAAAGCGGAATTTCGAGGATGACAAGGTAAAAATCCTCACCTACTACGGCCTAGTCCCGCGTGAATACCTGACGGTAGAAGGAGAAGAAGTCGTAGATTTGGGCGTTTCCAACGCCATTGAGGACTATTCCGACATGGTCGAGGCCATTGTCGTGATTGCCAACGGTTCATTGCTCCTGAAGGCCGAAGAATCGCCCTACATGATGCAGGACAGACCTGTTATCAGCTATCAGGACGATACTGTACCGAATCGCCTGCTTGGTCGGGGGACGGTGGAGAAGGCCAGTAACATGCAGAGCGCGATTGACGGTAGTATGCGCTCGCACATGGACGCACTGGCCCTGACAGTCGCTCCGATGGTGGCAATTGACGCTACCAGACTTCCTAGAGGCGCTAAGTTCGAGGTCAAACCCGGTAAAGCGTTCCTGACCAACGGTGCACCGAACGAAATCATCTTCCCGTTCCATTTCGGGACGAATGACGGTGCAGCAATGACGACCAGCAAGGAATTCGAGCGCATGTTGCTGATGGCGACGGGTACGATTGACTCGAATGGTTCGGTAAGTGCAGTAGCACGGGATGGTCAGTCGATGGATATGGCGACTGCCACCATGATTAAGAAGTACAAGCGTACTCTGGTGAATTTCCAAGAGGATTTCCTGATTCCTTTCATCTACAAGGCGTCTTGGAGGTACATGCAGTTCGCTCCTGAACGGTATCCGAGTGCTGACGTGAAATTCATCCCGACGGCGACACTGGGGATAATTGCGCGTGAATACGAGCAGAAACAGTTGGCATTCCTGATCCAGACGCTCGGCGCGAACAGCCCTCTGACCCCGATCTTGATGCAGGGCATCATCAAGAATTCCTCGCTGAACAACCGTGAGCAGATGCTTGAACAGATGGCGAAGCAATCGCAACCTGATCCGCAGCAGCAGCAGATGGCGCAGCAGGGTGTGCAGCTTGAGATGGCGAAGAAGCAGGCTGAAGTGCAGAAGTTGCAGGCCGAAGCGCAGAAGACCACGGTTGAAGCGCAACTCGCTCCAGAAGAAGCAAAAGCGAAGATGATTTCGGCGTTGAGCAACAATCTATCTGAAGACGATGAGTCTGGTGATTTTGAGCGCAGGGCGAAGATTGCTGAACTGATGATTGCTGAAAAAGATATTGACAGCAATGAGCGGATCGCAAAGATGCAGACAATGACAAAAATTGCGTCAGATCAGATTAAAAAATCTCCATTACAGTCAGACATTGTAAGTGGAATGCAGTGAAATCTTTGCCGACAAATATGCTTGGTGTGCTTGCTCAGGTGTTTCATAAACTCCAAGATGTAGTTTTTGCTTATTTACCTGTATTTGAGCAACAAAACGGTTCCCCAATGGAGAAACCCCAAGCAGGCCTGCTTTGTTGTCAACCCTCGCGGATTTTCTGTTTTGCTGGTTTTCAAACTTCATGACATCTCTAAGGTTTGAAAATCTATTGTCGGCTTTATCGTGGTTGATGTGGTCAAGTTCATGCTTTGGCCATTCTCCAGTCATGTATAGCCAAGCAAGTCGATGTGCTTGATACGGGCTACCTAAGATGATTATTGCTCTGTATCCAGTGTTTAATGTTGTGCCGGCTATTGATCCAATTTTGAATGGCCCACGCTCCACTTTTCTAGTGAAAACACCAGTTTCAGGCGAATAATGGATAAGACTACGGAGTTCTTCAGCGGTAAGATGTCGTTTGCTCATGCTATCTGCTCCTTGAAAGCAATAGTAGGGGAAGTGATGCAAGGGGTTTGCCGACTCCTTGCATTGCGACATTATAACACGGGGGCATTTTGAAAAAGCTAGGCCAAGGTGCAATCACCACCGGGGCCGGTACGCTCGTCTATACCGTTCCAACAGGTATGCGAACGGAGGTGCTTGACCTGTGCATAGCGAACACGACGAGCGGTGCTTTGACGGCGGCAATACACTTTGTCCCGACGGGTGCAAGTGCCACGACAGCAAACATGCTGTTCCCGACAGTGAGCGTACCGGCGAACACGCTGATCCAATGGACAGGATCGCAAGTCTTGAATGCTGGCGATTTCGTTCAGGGTATCGGTTCTGCCGCAGGGATCACAGTGAATATAAGCGGCCTTGAGTATCGGAGCGGAACGTGATTACTGAATACCCGCAAAGAATGCGGCTGAATGGCGGGACGCTAGGCACTGGCGATCTCACAGAGGATGCATGGGGCATCCAGAAAGTATCCCTCCCATACTCCCTGTTCCACGGGATGTTCACCTTCGACATCTCTCCGAAGATGTGGTTCATGTATGAGAACGGGACGCAGGTCTATACCAGTACGAACATTGTCTCTACAGACGGCGCGGGGGTTCTCACGACATCTGCCGCAAAGACTGCACTGATCCTTGAGTCGAGAGAATGCCCTCCGTACCAGCCGAATCGCGGAGTGCTGTTCTCGTCGGCGCTATGGTGTCCGAGCAAGACGGCTGATGGTGTGCGCGAGTGGGGGGTGCAGACTAAAGATGCCGGTGTGTTCTTCCGGCTCAAGGCGAACGGCTTGCTGTACGCGGTACGCAGGTCGCTGACTGTTGAAGTCGCGGAGGAACTCATCACTACGACGGGTGTCTCTGGCTTCGACGTTCAGAAGGGCAACATCTACGACATCCAGTATCAGTGGCGTGGTGTGGGAAACTACAAGTTCTACATCAACAACGTGCTGGTTCATACTATGTCGCTGCTCGGGACGCTGACGGCTCTGAGCATGAGCAACCCGGCGCTGCCTGCCTGTTACAAGGCTACCCGCACGACGGCTGATGTGGCGATCCACATTGGGTGCTGCGACATCACGTCCGAGAACGGCAAAGAAACTGACGAGGAGGCTGCCTCTGCCTACGCAGCAGCAGTAGCGACCAACGGCGCAGACGTTCCTGTTCTGGTTATTTACAACCCGCTGACGATCAACGGCAAGGTTAATACACGGACGGTGCATATCCACTCCATCGGTCTGAACAACACGAAGAAATGTACGTTCAAACTATGGCGTACCCGCTCTGCCGCCGACATCACTGGCGAGACTCTGGTGGCCGGATACGGCGGGAAATATTCCTATGTCCAGTCCGATTCCACTGATATGAACGCAGGGGCAGTACGAGCAACGGCCATAACGGTTGCCAATCTAGAGTTCATCGACGCCTTCAACGTGGAGGCTGGAGTTGGTGTGCAATACGAGTTCCCGAACAGCCACGTTGAGTTGAACCTAGTTCGAGGTGATTACCTGATCGTGGCGAATAATTCAGTGAATGGATCGAGTGACGTGGTTATTCGTTGGGGAGAAGAGTTGTGATGACGCCAGAACTGCAACGCTACTATGAGCAACGACTGAGCATGATGGGAGAGGAAGCGTGGAAGGATTTAATGTTTGATGTCGAACAGATGCTTGCCGCGACAAACGACCTTTCATCGGT